CGGTATATTGTGTTTGATATGGAACTTTAAAAGTAGGACCATAAATTTTTACATCAGCTGTTTGTAATGTTTTACCTGGCAATTCAGCAGATTCGCATTGAAGTGCTAAATATCTGGATAGTGCTGAATTAGATGTTCTTGAGTATTCATCTTGTTGACCTTGGCGACCAAAAGCAGAACCAATAGCATCACTTACATCAGAAAAAACTGAATTAGGAAGATTCAATATCTTTTCAATGATTGAATTACCAACCATACTACCAATATATGGCGGTATAGGAAGAACAACTTCAAACCTTGATGGTTTAGCTAGTCCGTCTTTAGCACGAACATTTGATAAAAATAAGTTTGGTGAAAATGACATTAAAATTTCTTCCTTGAATCTGAATATACTTTACTTGTTGAGGCACCCACAAAGCTTTCCATTGGCAATAAAGCTGCAATATCCCACTCGTCAGCTGATATCTCTAAAAACCTTGATTGAATATGACCATACAAATATCTTTTAATACAAGGCATTGCCTCAAATGCTTTTGAAGCTGATGATAGATATTCATAGGTGATTCTTAATTTAGTGCTTTCGTTATATTGTTTATTACTGGCAGTTACACTCAATTTATCTAATAGAGATATTCTTTGTTTTGGATGAATATAGTGTAAGTTTAAACCTAGAAAACCATCATTGTATCTTTCAATTGGAATGACCAATGGAAATCTATCATAGTATTTCATCTTTTCTTTAGTCTTTGGGTCATAGAAATAGAAATACATTTTACCAACAAGAGATGAATTTTTTAATCTATCCCTATCTTTCATTAGCGCTGACTTTGTTGGTTTTAACTCATCAACTTTTCTTTTTAACCATGCCCGAGCTTGGTTTGTCCTAGGAGTTAAACCTTCTTTCGCAAGCGATTCTTTAATTCTATCGAGTAAATATGCCATCGTCTATTTATCTCAAATACCAAGGTCTTTTTCAGTTAGAACCATGAAGTCCCAACCTTCCTTTTGACAAAAGATATCAGCTGCACGCCACTTTTCTTGGTTGATGGCATAAGTTGCTGCCTCTTCAAGGAATCTTCTAGTCTGACGCTTTTGAATAGGTTTTTTAGTTTGTTTTTCTGGTTTGATTTCGATGACAATAGTTTTTTCTTTACCTGTCTTTTGATGAACACGGGCTATGAAATCTGGGAAATAACGGTGCATCTTTTGGTCAATAGGCGAACGGTATGGAATGACGAGTTCCTCCGAAGCCCACCATAGAACATTAGGGTCTTCATCGAAATGCTTCATCACTCTCAATTCCCAATTAGAACGATACACCACATTAGTGGCATCACCTTTGTATTTCTTTGGGTTTTTTGGTCTAAACCATCCTTTATATGACATAAATACTATCTATGCTAAAATCAATATTCATTGGACTTTAAATATGTCTTTTTTCGGCTTAGGCGACATTACATTTAATAAACAACAATCACAAAAATTTGGTCCTTTATCTGCATTAGAAGGCTCAGATTTTCAATATAATACCTTTCGTTACCCTTTAGATGTAGGTAACTATGACAAAGGTCATTATATGGTGATTTATATTCGCACTCAAAAAACAACAAAATACACATCAAATACATTAGAAAACCAATCTGTTCCACTTTCACCTGGTGCAACACAAAATTTAGGACCAAATCCAACAGTATCATCAGCTATTGGTGGTGATTTATTACCTAAAGTGAATGCTTTAGGAACAGGATTAGTAAATCAAGGTGCAAACTTTGCCGTTTCTAGTTTAAATAACATATTTGGCCAAGCAACAGTATTCAATGGTAATTCAGAAACAACTCAAAATGTAATTGATAATTCAATTAAAAAAATTACAGATAAAAGTCCTTTTGGTTTTTTAAATACAACATCACTCACATCTGATGCTATTGCATTATACATGCCTGATACTTTATTGTTTAGTCAAAATCAACATTATGAGGGGTTAACACCTGGTAGTGAATTAGCTGGACAATTAGCAGTAGCTGCACCTGGATTAGTTGAATCATATAAATCTGGTGGTTATAAAGAGGCAGCTAAAGCTGCATTAAAGTCTGGCGCTGGAAGATTATTTGCTCAACAAGCTTTTGGTGGTAGTGCAACAGCACAATTAGGTCTTCTTGCCGCTTCTGGTGGTAAAGTAATTAACCCAATGATGGAGTTAATATATTCTGCACCTGAATTTAGGACATTTCAATATGATTTTTTCTTTTATCCAAGGTCAGAAGCTGAAGCATTAGAAGTTCAAAAATTAATTGAAAGACTTCGTTTTCATCAAGCACCTGAATTGGGATTAACTGAATCTGGAACATTAGATGGTTTACTAACACCTCCATCTGAATTTGAAATTAAATTCTATTATGGTGGCGCACAGAATCCAAATATACCATCGGTAGGTACTTGTGTTTTACAAAGTATAGATTTAAACTATGCACCTAATGGTTTTAGTGCTTATGAAGTTCCTGGCGAAAATACTCCTACATTAGGTAAAACTGGTATGCCAGTAGCAATTCAAATGACTCTACAATTTAAAGAAACAACATATCTTACTAAAGAAGACTTTAGACAAGATTTACCATCATTGAGATATTAATATGGCCAAATTTTTTAATTATTATCCAAAGACATTTTATTCAAGTAATGCCAATTCAATTGGCGTTGATACTGTTACTAATATTATTGCTCGTTTTGGATTTGAAAATAAACTAAAAGAAAATTCATCAGCATTTTACAAATACACAATTAAAGATTCTGATACACCTGAAATTATAGCTGCTAAATTTTATGATAATGTTGAGAGACATTGGATAGTATTATTGTTTAATGATATTATTGACCCACAATTTGATTGGCCACTAGAATCAAGAACACTTATTAATTATATCGATACAAAGTATTCATCTAATCAATATGCTGATACAGCTAATACTTCTGTTACTGGTATTTCATGGGCTCAAAATACAAGTCATGTTAAATCTTATTTTAAAAACATTACTCGAACATCTGCTGATGGAACAACCATGATAGAGAAGATTACTGTTGATGCTAATTCTTATGCAAACATAGCTGCAACATCAATAGCATATACTTTAAATAATAGTTCATCTATCACAGAAACTATTTCAAAAACAACACAAACCTATTACGACTATGAAGTTGAATTGAATGAAGCAAAAAGAGATATTAAACTATTAAAAAAAGAATTTATTCCTGAAGTTGAGAAAGAATTTAAACGAGTAATTAGAGCATGAGTTTTGAGTTAAAAGATTCTGGCCAGTTTAAAGTAAATGAGATACTCATAGTAACAAAAGCTGGTACAATAGATATTACAGCTATTTACGATGAATTAAACATTTACGATTCACTTTTATTACCTGTAATGAGTGGTAGTATTTTAATTAATGACGCTACTGGTTTGTCTGGAAGATTATTATTTGATGGTTCTGAAGCTATATTAATTAGCATTTCAAAAGATATTAATTCCGATGTAGCTTCATTTAAAAAAGCATTTCGTATTCATAAACAATCAAATCGTAGAAACACCAATCAAAATAGTGAATCATATGTTCTTCATTTTGTTTCGGATGAGTTGATGTATTCTGACCAACAGAGAATCAATCAAAGTTATGATTCAACATATTCAGGTATCATTGGAAAGATTTTACTTGATTACTTAAAAGTTCCTAATAATAATTGGGGACTACATGAACCAACTTCAGGTATTCGTAAAGTTGTTATACCTAATTTAAGACCTTTAGAGGCTATTGATTGGTGCACCAAAAGGTCTTTAGATTCGTCAAATTCACCAAACTATACATTCTATCAAAACATATTAGGATATAATTTTGCTTCACTTTCTACATTATTAACTAAAGAAGAGGTTATGAGAATTCGACTTGAACCTAAAAATGTAAAATCAAGAAATTCAATTGAAGAAATGGTTTCAGCTCGTAGTTATGAAGTTGTTCTTCAAAATGATAGCATAGATAAAACTCGAAATGGTGTTAATGCAGGTAGATTTATTGGATTTGATCCAATGACAAGAAGTTTTGCATCTCGTAATATTGGATATGGTGACCATTATAATAGTATGAAACATGGTAATGATACTCCTAATTTCACATCTATTAAAAATAGAGCTGGTCAAAAAAATGATGAAGCTTTTGATTCTAAAAAAGTATTAAGTCTTTTTGGTTCAGCCAGAAAATATAGTAATTATATTAAACAAAATGATCCATCATCAATATCTAAAGATGAGAGTTATGAAAATTACATTTTTCAAAGACGAGCCATTTTTGAAAATTTAATGGCTAAAAGATTAAAACTTGTTATGCCAGGAAACTTCCAATTGACATCTGGATTTAATGTTGATATTACTGCACCAAATTATGCAAAAAAAGAAAAGGGTGATTCAAATATCGACCCAAGTGTAAATGGTAAATATATCATCATAGCTACTCGACACATTATTGGATATAATAAACACGAAACAATTATTGAAGTTGCATCAAGTTCTACAAATAATTATTTTATACCAGAAAGCAATCCACAACAAAACGATTTACTATTGAATTATTAATATGGAAAATTACGACAATAAAGATTTTGCTGGTAGAAACGGATTCATCTGGTGGGTAGGTGTTGTTGAAGACCGACAAGACCCATTAAAGATGGGAAGATGTCGTGTAAGGTGTATTGGTTGGCATGCTGAAGATAAAATGCGATTACCAACAGATATGTTACCTTGGGCTACTCCATCCTTGCCAATTAATAATCCAAGTCCATATGCACCAAAAGAAGGTGACATGGTTTTTGGTTTCTTTATTGATGGAGAAAATGCACAAGAGCCTGTTATGCTTGGTACTTTTCCAGGTATTCCACTAAAAGCTGCAAATGCACAAGAAAGTTTTAATGATCCAAGAACCGGAGATGCTCTTACTTCTGCACCAGTTAAACCAAATGAAACACAAACTGGCTATCCAAGAAAATTAGATGAACCAACAACTTCTCGCTTGGCAAGAAATGAATCAATTGATGATTCTATTGTTTCCCAAAAGAAAACCAAGAAGGCAAGTAAAGTTGAGCCAGACCCATATTACAATGCCACTTACCCATATAACAATGTATATGAGAGTGAATCAGGACACGCCCTAGAGTTCGATGACACAAAAGATTCTGAAAGGATACATTTGTATCACAGGTCGGGTTCATATGTTGAATGGGGACCTGCTGGAGACCGTGCTGAACGCATACAAAAAGATAAGTTTGAAGTGATTATTGGTAATGAACAGGTTTATGTTAAGGGTAATGTTACCGTTTATGTTGATGGTAATGTTAATATGCAAATTGGTGGTAACTTTGCCGCTGATATTGGTGGAACATGTACCATTAATTCTGGCGGTAATATGAAATTTACTGCTCCAAAAATAGACTTAAATTAATATGGCAGCTGTAGCAAGAAAAGATGGAACCGATACAATTAATACTGGCCATGGTTGTGATGGTACAACCGTAACTGACGAAGGTTCATCAACAGTTTTTGTGAATAAAATTGGTGCAGTTAG